CTCTGTAAACTTGGTGGTTACTTCTCCACCATATAATTTAAAGAATGTTTCTATCCACAATCATATAGAATATAATTTATATAAAGATGATAGGGATTATCACGAATACATAAATTGGCTAAAAGAAGTTTTTGGTTTAACCTATGGTAAATTGACTGAAGATGGAAGAGTTTGTATCAACATAGGAGATCAAAAAAATGGTGCTATCCCTACTCACTTTTATATTATGAATGCTATGTTTGAGTTGGGTTATGGATACTTTACAACAATTATCTGGAATAAATCTCAAACAGCCCGAAGGACAGCGTGGGGGTCTTTTATGTCTCCTTCTTGTCCTAGTTTCCCCACTCCTTTCGAATATATTCTTGTATTCTATAAGTCAGTTCGTAAGTTAACACACAAAGCAACTACCGATTTAATTAAAAAAGAATTTATAGATTGGTCATTAGCTATATGGAATATAACAGGAGAAGTTAGAATGAAAAAATTCGGACATCCTGCTATGTTCCCAGAAGAAATTCCAAAAAGATTGATTAAGTTATTTTCATATCCAGGTGATGTGGTGCTAGATCCATTTAATGGACTTGGAACTACTTGTAAAGTTGCGAAAGAATTAGGACGACAATATATAGGATTTGAAATAGATGAGCTTTATTATGAAAAAAGTTTAGAGAGACTTAAACAAGTTGACTAAAATTAATAAAAAAGTTATAATAAATTATACAAAAAAACGAGAGAGGTGTGCTTGATGATTTTTACTGTGTTGTTTGCTTCGTTTTATTTAATCTTCTTGGGAATATTTATAGATAAATTGGATGATATATCTAAGAGACAGCTTAAAAATTCAGTGGACATTCCGTGGGCGAAACTTACTTCGCTTTTAACCTTACTTATTCCTATCGTTCCAATGTTTTTTATATGAATAAGAAACTTGTTCAAATAGGGAATATATTTATTTATTCAAGTTTATTTTTAAGATTATATGGTTACGAAAATCTTGAAAAGGGATGGAATGGCTATGATGCTGAACCTATCCCTATCAAGGTTATAAATAAAACAGCAAGAATATTATCTGAAATACTTTCAAATAGAATAGAAATGTTTCCCACTGGAAGAGAATCTGTTCTACTAGAATGGGGAGAATTTGAATTAGAAATAGATGATTTAGATGACCCTAATAATGATCGCTATGGAATAGAAGGATTTATAGATTTAGATTAATAGAGGTGAAGGAGAAAGATATGGGATATAATACAGATTATGAAGGAGTTTTGCTGTTTAGTAAATCTTCATTAATGAACTTGGAAAAATTGAGATATTTAGATACTATTTTAGATGAAGATTTTAGAGAACATAGTGACTGGCATAAATTACTCCCACCTGATACTTATTTAACTTACATTAATTTAGAACTAACGCAAGGACGGACTGGATTAGAATGGAGTGGGAATGAAAAATCTCATGATATGGTAGATGCCGTTAATCTAATCAAGACTTTAATGGAAAAGAAATTTAAAGATAAATTTTATCTTGAAGGAAAGTTTCTATGTCAAGGAGAAAGCATAGAAGATAGATGGCTTTTAATGTTTGATAATGATGGAATTGCTTTCAGGCAAGACATTACAGTAGAAGCATTAATCACTTGTCCTAATTGTGGTCACAAATTTGAACTCGGCTCATAAATATAATAAGGTCAACTGGGAACCTTAATCCCTTTTAAAAGAGGCACTTTCCGACTTTGCTTGTAGCAAATAAGCCGGGACTTTTTTGTATGAAAATGACTTGTGCCTCTTTTTTTCATGATAATAGTTGACAGAAATGTAAAAAAAAGTTATAATAAAGTATACAGAAAAAGGAAGGCAACAATGGTAAAACTTCGAGAAGGTGAAACTTTCGATGGTTTAATGAGAAGATTTAAAAAAGAAGTAGATGACAGTGGGGTTCTTAAGGAATGGAGAGAAAGACAATATTTTGTAAAGCCGTCTGCCAAGAAACACCAAAATAAAATAAGAGCGAAAAGAAGAGCAGAAAATGCTCTTAGAGAAGAGAAAGAAAAAGAAAAAAATAGAAGAGGCAGATAATGTCAGAAATAGCTTTGATTGCTGGTCGCTCTCACTATGAATTAACTAACGGTATTTATAATCATATTAAAAATCAAAAAGATTGTCAGTTAATAAGAAACGAAATATATGATTTTTCTAATAAAGAAATCTATGTTCGTTATTTAGATTCGATTCGTGGCAAAGATGTTTTTATAGTCCAAACTTTCAACGATGATCCTAATAAGGACGCAATGGAGCTATTCATAATGGCCCACACCGCTTGGGAAGCGTCTGCTCGTAGAATAACTTTAGTAACCCCTTACTTATATGGTTCACGACAGGATAGGAAATCAAAACCGAGAACGCCCATAACAATCAAGCTTATGGCTGATTTATTTAAGGCGGCAAAAGCTGACAGAATTGTGACAGTTTCGCTGCACAGTCCTCAAAGCACCGCCGCCTTTGACATTCGCTGTGATAATATAAGTACAGCGAAAATATTCATAGAAAAATTCTTTAGATTACACAAAAAAAATAATTATGTAATAGTGTCTCCAGATATTGGCGGTATGGCTAAAGCTAGATACTATGCCAATATACTAGGGGCAGAGATTGCTTTTGGTGATAAGCGTAGATACGCAAAGAACAAAGCAGAGATAATGCATTTTGTTGGAGAAGTAGAAGGAAGAAATTGTCTAGTCGTAGATGATATGATAGACACTGCTGGAAGTATAACCGAAGTAGCAAGTGAACTAAGAAAGCATGGTGCATTAAATGTAGATTGCCTTGCAACACACTTAATACTATCTGGGGATGCAGTCAAGAAAATTATAAGTTCCCCTTTTCGTAAAATTTATGGCACTGATTCGATCCAGCACGAATCTTTGCCTGATTGTTTTGAGTTAACAAGCATTGGCGGTTTACTCGGTGATGTTATAATAAGTATAAATGAAGACCGCTCAGTTGGTGAGTTGGTTGAGCATAAAATATAGAGAGTTTTCCAGCATGATAACAAGAGTTAAATATATAACTAATGGAATGGGTGAAACTATTTATATACCACAATATAAAAACTTTCTTAGTGTATGGGTTACGTTTAGAGAGTGGATTTATTATGACTCTAGACAAAAAGTAAAGCGCAAAAGTCTTCTTGAAGCGGAGGAAATAATAAAGGAACGCTTCGAAAGTTCATTAAGGAAAGTTAAAGCGGTTGTAGGGGTAGTAGAAAATGAAGGTTAAATATAGGATACCTGTTATTAGTTATATAGAAGGTGAAATAGAATTATCTAAAGATGATGAAAATTATTTCAAAAGAAATTATCTTGAAATGGTAGCAGAAGGTATAGCATATACTCTTCATGAAGAACCTGTTCTTCCTATGGATGGTGCTTTTGAATTTGGTTCCGCATATATAGAAGAAATAAAAGAAAAAGTTACATTAGATGATGTAAGAGAAGTTGATTAAAAATGAATAAAACAGTAATAACATTCATGCGAGATAGTTTAAAAAACAATATAGTTAAATGTAATGAAAAGGAACAGACTTTTTTTAAAAGAATATATGCTCATAAAGATTATCGTGACAAAAGCATGAATGAAATCATAGATGATATGGCAGAAAGTAAGTTGGATTGGGCGATGGAACAAGTTCGCAGAACAATAGAAAAAAAGGAAAAAGATAATGAATAGAAAAGAGTTAGTAGAAAAATGGATAGATTATAAAGAGGATGTCATAAACAGTATGAATGATTACTCTGAAAATGATGGATTTATTGAAGACTATGATGTTAATGAAGAGGATTTTAAATATCTAACAAATCTTTCACTTACAGTAAAACTAACAGGGAATTTAAAGTAATGCTTTTGTTATGGTTTTTAATATCATTTAATGTTGGATTTACAATAATTTATTTTATAAAAAAGAGAGATAAAAAAGATTTTATATCTAATATATTTCTTCTTTTATTTCTTGGGTTCATCATAGTTCCTACAGGTTTTATAATAGATGAAACAAAAAAATTAAAAGACAGAAGGTTTAAAAAGAAATATCTTTATGAGCCTAAAAGGAAAAAGTGGAACAACTAAAGCATTACTTTAGATATAGTAAATATTTATTCAGACACAGATTTTATGTAATGCTCGCTTGTTGGAGACACGGACTTATTTGGCGTGGAATAAAACATGATTTAAGTAAGTTAAATCTTAAAGAAGAGTTTATCCCTTACGCTAAATTTTTTTATAGTGACAACAAACCAATAAGAGATGAGAATGGTTATTACAAACCACACGACACAGGGAACCCTGACTTTGAAAGAGCTTGGTTCCATCACGCGAGAAACAATTCACACCACTGGCAATATCATTGTATCCCCAAGGATAAAGATATCGGTGGTGTTTCTGTTCATGAAATGAAAGAAAAAGATATATTAGAAATGATGTGTGATTGGGAAGGTGCGGGTAAGTCACAGAATGCTAAGACCAATCCGAGACAATGGTATGAGATACAAAAACATCATTTATTACTTCATCCTATTACACAAAAATTTTTAGAAAATAAATTAAGGGAATGGTATCCTGAAAGGTGGTATAGAAAATGACATTTTTATTAACCGTATTTATTGTTTTATTTTGGTCAGCTTTGTATTATGATTTAATTATTGATACAATAAATCATTATAGAAAATTAAATAATAAAAAAGAATTCAAATTAGAATAAGGAGAAAAAATGACAACAAGTGACAAAATAGCAGGACCTACTGATGCGATGGAGAAAAAGGAAGTAAAACCTAAAGTAGTAAGCGATGAAGCGAAGAAACAAGTAGCAATCAAAGCAAGAGAAGCACATGAAGATGAACTACTAAAAAAAATAGTAGATCCAATCAAGAAACCAAAATTAACTGTAGGCACAACAGATGGTGATTTTATAATGAGAGAGGTAGATTGGAATAAGGTTCAAGTGATAGAAGACGTTAAAGTTATATTAGAAAAACTTAACTTTAGTTTTGATTCTAGAATAATTCAATCTGATGAACTTATCAATAAATATTTAAAGGATTAGAATATGATTCATTTTAGTACTGGACATGAAGTAGAACATTTTGATTACGCCCCACCAACAATAGAAGATGTGGTAGAAAATTTAAAAAAATTTTTATTAGAAAAGAATAAACGCTATGGCAATTCAGCATTAGAACCTTTAAGCATCTTTACTTCTCATATTAAAGGTGAAGACCCAGCATTAGATAATATGTTAGTTAGAATAGATGATAAGTTAAAAAGAATACAAAATGCCGAAGAACTAAGAAAAAATGACGTAGCAGATATCATAGGATATCTGGTCCTACTATGTGTTAATCAAGGATGGGACGATTTTTCTGATTTAATTGATTAAAAATTATGACCAAACTAAGAGCATTAGGCAATATCTTTTTATGTGATTATATACAAGAATATTCGTATCATATCATTCAAATAGTTGAGGATGATGGAATTATATTTTTATATTTATATAGAGGTAGTGATGGTGTTTTTAATTCAACAACTTTTAAATTTAAAAGGCCATAAAGTTAACCAAACTACATAAATATACATATCTCAACCCTTATATATGTAAAGATAGAGGTAAGGAGTTTCTTTCTTACCAATTTACATCGTATGAGGGTTTTTAACATGGTAAGTAAAGTAAAAAATGACACACACACATTCTCCATTAAAGGAAAGGATTATGAATTATTCTTTGCCAAAGACGGTTATGTTGAAGTTTATGAAACAGGAAATCCTGGCAAAACAGGATTCATTTTTCCTGAATTAAAAAACTTAATCCTTTTCATAAATAATATAACAGACATAGCCGAAACTAAACTTGAAAAGGAGTAGATATGAAAATTACTGATGTAATAGATGGAATTCTTTCTGAGGAGCCACAAACTCAAGACAAGAATAAAAAAAGTCTTAAGGTATTTTATAAGACAGACATCTTAATACAGGGATTCCCAGAAAGAAGGGCAGAAGAAGAACCAGAAGAAAAGGAAAAAGAAGTTGGTGATACAACTGATGTAGCAACCACTGCTGGCGCTACTATATCCCCAACAGAATCCTTTAAAGATACTTCTTCTTTGTTAAATGAAGAAATATTAAAAACTTCTGTTAATGGAGAACTAACAATCCCATCTAATGAAGCTGATAATATTCAAACATTAGAAGATATAATAGATTATCTTAGTGATAACAATGAAGGTGGCAAGCCTATCATAAATGAATTAGTAGAAGAGATCATTTTATCAGTAGCTGGAGTTGGTGCTAAGGCTTTAGATACTATAGTGAATGAAGGTGATAAGGTTTTCGTAGATATCGATTATGGGAAAGAAAAAGCCGATTCAGTTGGTCTTAGAGTAAACAAACAAAGTGGCAGCACAGCAATGTCTATATCAATGAAAAAGGATAACAACATTATTCCTGGAGAATTTGACATAGAACAATTTAATAAACAGTTGGTTTATTATAGAAACTCTATATTTGGAAATTAATGGCAGAAACAGAACTTAAGAAAACTAAAAACTACTTTAACGAACAAGAATTTCAAACTATGCTTTTTGAATATCAGGCTGTAACTACATGTCATCCTGATGATATTAAACACGTATTAGAAACAGATAGAAAACTAGAAAGAAAACTTCTTAAGGAAATAAAAAAAATAGTTAATGCTATTATAATAGTATATAGGTATTATATCTTTGAGGATTATGACGATCTAATGCAACATGGAATGCATGCCTGTTATACAAATTTTATGAAGTTCAATCCAGAAAAAGGAACTACTTTTAATTACTTTAGTATCATAGCTAAAATAAGTTTATTAAACTATACTGATAGAAAGAAGAAGCATAGAAATCATCAAAACATAGAGGATTATAATACTACATTGGAAAATAGGGAAGAAGTTAATTACGATTTATTCTTTGATAACTTAGAAGATACGTTGTTTGGAATAATAGATGAGAATTATTTAGGGAAACAGAGAATTGAGTATAATGATATAGCATCATTGATTATAGATTATCTTAGGAAGACTAAGAAGCTTATTAGTAAGAGCGATTTATATACTTGGGGTAGAAGTTATGGCATTAAGAACAATCAGATACGCGGTTTTGTTAATGAACTAAGTCAATATAATACTGAGATATTTGAAGGGATAAGATGAGTGATATAGATAAAGCCATAAGTGAAATAGAACTTGAAGAAATAGATAATACTGTTTCTTCAACCGATTTAGTTCCGGAAGAAACTAAAGAACTTGACGTAACAGATCAAGATGAAATTTCTAAAGAACTTGTTGAAATGGTTCAAGGTGATAGAGAAAAAGCAGATCAAATCTTTGATTTATTCTATTCTAATTTAGCTTTGAATCAAGACCATACTACTGCTTCTAAAGAAGCATTAACTAAATCACTTGAACTTAAAATAGAAGCAAGTAAGAATATAATAGAACTATTAAAAGTAAAAGCTAAAGTAGAAGAACGTGGAAATAATGTAGGCGTTTTCTTTGGCGCTACTCCTGCTAAGAAAGCTGGCTTTGATGTTAGTGAGATTCGTCTCGCTGCCGATCAGAGGGATAAGGAATAGATTTAAAGATAAATCTATCTCTACCAAATGTATAGATAACACTTCTTCTTTCATCAACTCCATAATCAATATTAAAATAAGCTATAGATTTTCCAGGTCCGAGTTTTCTAGATTTCCAAATTCCTATAAAATATATATTGTCGGACATTAATTCAAACATATCACCAAGACTTAAAGCTCTAAACAGCTTACCTTCATTTGTCCATCCATGATGGATAAATACTTTTCCTAAAAACCAAAGTTTATTATTCATTAAATCTTCCATATAGAGATATAAAAACACCACTAACATTTATAGGTAAATAATATACCCAAGGTTTTCTATTATTCGTAAAATGAATATATTCAACTTTATTATCATAATCTATAAGAATAAATTTAGTAAATCCGCCGTGTTTAACAAATCTTTCATAGTTATCACCAAGATAACCGTGCAAATAAAACTGTCCTAGTAGCCACAATTTAGTGTTAGTTTCATCAACGTTCATTACTTAGTAAATCCATATATTTTTATAGTGACACTCTCAGACCTTACTGTTACATTTGAATTATATAATGAATCATTCAAATGCGATTGATGTTTTACTATTATCGTTTTATAATGATTATCAACATTTGGCCACAGATTTGTGGAGATACATATGATATATATATCATCAATCTTCTCACAGTTTTTAACCAACTTATCCTTTTGAAAGAATTTTCCGAGAACCCACAACTTTGCGTTTGTTTTGTTCAACACCATATATACATTATAAACCATGTTTTATTTTTTGGCAAGATAATAGTATTATGACGCAAACAACAAACAACTTTTTAGACAGTATACAGAAAAAGATTAAAGATTATGACATAAAAGTATCGTTAAGTGATGTTATAAATCACATGTCTGAGCATATTATTGTGACTACTTATAGCAATGGTAAGACAGAACAAGTTGATACTGGTGTAGAATGGTTTTTGTGCAAATCTTCGCCGCTATATTTTATAAAAAGTTATGCTTGGATAGATTTTCCAGGTAAGGGCATAATACCATTTAAACTATATTACTTTCAAGAAGAAGCATTAAAAGATTTATTACTATTTAGAAAGATGGTGGTAGAAAAAACAAGACAGTGTGGTATGTCTACTGTTACATCTCTTTATTGATTTTGGAGAGCTAACTTTCACGATGCTGAATCAATAGATGTAGTATCATTGAAACAACTTAAAGCACAAGCATTTGTAAGTAAAATGGATTCTACTATTAAAAGAACGCCAGAGTTTTTAAAGACACCTATTACTAAGGATAATGCTCAGGTATTACAATTTGCGAATGGTTCAACAATAATTTCTGAGAGCCAGTCAAAAAATGCTGGACGTTCTGATTCACTTTCACTTTTAGTTCTTGATGAGGCCGCTCATTATCAATCTGAGGTGATGGTTCGTGGAATCGTTGCTGCCGCTCAGCCAACTCTTGGAAGAACAGGTGGTCAGTTTGTAGTAATTTCTACTCCTAATGGAGTGGCCGGCCCTGGATCTTACTACCATGAGCAAGTATCATCAGCACGTTCTGGGTTAGAAAATGATACTAAACTTATATCTATTGATTGGTGGGAGGTTCCTGATACAACTTATGTTCCTGGGCCACAAAAAGGATATAATGAGAAACTATTACAATCAATAAATGAGAATTATTATCATAGTGAGATAATAAAATCTAAATATAAATTTTTCTTTGATCCAGTAGCGGAAGAAGGGTGGAGAGATAATCCTTGGCTTAAAAAACAAATGGATGACTTACAGGAGATACTTTATAAGCAAGAAGTATTACATAGTTTCATAGTAGGAGAACATTCAGTATTTAATGAAGAAATTCTTAAAAGAGTTAATGTTGATGTCGTAGATCCTATTAGTAAGGATAAACTTGGTAATAATAGTATAGATAATTTATGGATATGGAAATATCCTATACCTAAACATAGATATATAATAGGGGTTGATGTTTCAACTGGAACAGGAAAGGACTCCAGTTCTATACAAGTTATGGATGTTGAAAACTATGAACAAGTAGCCGAATATAAAGGTTTCATTTCTACTAAATTATTTGGTAGGTTTATTAAGATAATAGCCAACTATTATAATCAAGCATTTGTAGCGATAGAGTGTAATGGTATTGGTGAAGCTGTATTTAATGAAGTTTATTATGATGACTATGAACCATATGCTAATGTATTTAAACAAACGAAGACAAAGAATAATATGACTCGTCAAACAGGATGGATTACTGATGTTAAGACTAGAAAGTTATTAACTAATGAACTAATAGATTGGTTCTTAGTAGATGAGTTATGGAGTGAGTTTAAAGTTTATTCTAAACGATTACATTATGAGATGACTACGTGGATATGGGATGGATCAAAGCCTGATCATGCAAGTGGAGCACATGATGATACACTTATAGCGATGGCTTTATGTGTTTATCTACGAAATAAGGTAGAAGATGGTGGAGAATCCTTTCTTATACAAGACGATGGAAATATTATAGAATATGATAGTAAAGATAAAGATGGAGGAAGCGACGACTCCTTTGACGTATTCTTCAGTGAGGAAGAAGAAACCGATGTAATCCAAGATAGACATGGAATGTCCTCTGAACAATATAACTGGATGGTTAGTAAATGACAAAAGAACAATTTGAAAAGAAATTAAATAGCATGCCAGATATAAAAGAGGTAACAAACAAAGGATTTTTTGTTGGTTATGGTGGCGGTTCTTATGTTTTTAAAGTTAGATATAAAGGCGTGGTATTAGATATTGATTTTTTTCCAAAAGAGGATAATAACCATATAATTGAAGTAAGTGATTATGTTGGTGAGCCAGATTCACTTAGAAAGCGCAATCAGTTAAAGGATATTTTAACTTTAAAGAATGTTGAAGATGTGAGAAGAATAACCAAGAATATAAAAAAGAAAGCAACTAAGTTACCTAATAAGAAACTAAAACTGGAAAACAATATAGAGAGTTTTATGAATGAAATATGTAAATAAAAAAACTAAAAAACTCAAAAAGAAAATGAAAGAATATCACGCAAAAGATGACATAGAAATAGGTCAAATGGAGCGTATAGAAAAACTTAGAAGAAAAAGAGATACTCTTTTAGCAAGAGGTGGAAAGATTGAAAGAAGCCATAATAAAAGAGTAGGTAATGCGGTCAATCGCAACATAGATAAGAGATACAACACTGCGGAAAAAGTAATAGAAAGAATAACTAATAGGAAAAAACTTAAAGAAGAATGGGCAGATAGCGTTAAAATTAAAAATAATACTTATGAAATCTTTAAAAATCCTACAATGAAAGAGATATACGCTCTTGGTGACAAACATGGTGGTTTAAGATATATAATAGATGGAAAAAAAAGAAATTTATATGTTTTTGGTGCTGGCTTATTACATGGAGCGGCAGCCACAACTTTAATAATACCATATGTTAATGCAGATTTAAGTTATGTATTTGGCGTAATAGATGAACCATTTCCTAATGAGAAGATGAAGTTAGATGATCAAGACAGGAAGGATATTAAGAAACTTAGCAATATACATAAGACAGATTGGCTTTGGATATATTTCAAGAAACCAAAGAATATAAAATTAGATAGGAATAAAGTATTAAAAGAAGAGTGGAAGGATACAATTAAAACTTCCGCCGCTACCTATGAAATATTTAAGAATCCAACTCAAAAAGAAATAAATGATTTAATAAAAGAACAAGGATCATTAAGATATATCATAAGCGGTCTAGATAAAACTTTTTATGTTTGGGGATCAAATTTATTTCATAAATCAGTAGCAAAAAAGTTAGGAATAGAATATAGTCCCAAAGATAAAAATTATGTGTTTGGAACAACCGAACCCAAAAATATTATGGTTAATAAGAAAATACCTGTAATAAAATGGGATTTAATGGATTTAAATGATTTTATAAAAGAGAGTGATAATCCAGAATGGATTTGGAAATATATAGATAAACAACATTACGAGAAAGAGATGAAGGAGAGATAAGATGCCATTAATTAATGGAAAAGAAGTCATAATAAAACCTGGTGAGCCTGAAAAAATCCAGACAGATCTTAATAAGATAGAAGCTTTAAAGTCAGATTTAAAGTCAGAAAATCCGCCAAAGAAAGGTGAGATTTATATTACTGATGATGGAATAGGTGAAGTAGGATTTAGTTTATTTGATCATGAAGATGATAAATCTAGAGAAAGGAAAATTCGTTATAACTATTTTAAAGAAATGGATACAACAGAATTTATCCATAGAGGGTTAGAAATAGTAGCTGATGATAGCACACAAACAAACCCAGAAGGTGATGCAGTAAAGATTTATTCTGACGATGAGGAAATAAAAAATATATTAACTGAATTATTTGTTGATAAGCTTGACATGAATAATGAGCTTTGGTCTGTTGTATTTGAGACTTGTAAAATGGGTGATAACTTTTATGAAGTAGTAGTTAATGATTATAAGAACCCTAAGAATGTTATTTTTATTAGATACTTGGAAGCAGAGAGAGTTGATAGATTAGAAGAAAACGGAAGACTTTCTTATTATACATATAAATCACAAGAGAAGCCAGTAGATAAAAAAGAAGCAGCGAGATATGGATATGAAAGTGGAGAAGAAGTTATTTATAAACTTCAACCTTGGCAAATCATACACTTCAAACTTGAGAATAAAGGATTTACTCCTTATGGGGCAAGCTTACTTTATTCAGGATTAAAAACATATAGAAGATTGAACTTGTTAGAAGATGTAATGATTGTATATAGATTATCAAGAGCACCTGAACGTAGAGTATTTTATATTGATGTAGGTAATCTTAATAAGGTAGAAGCCAAGAGATTTTTAGAGAAAGTAAAGAATTCATATAGAACTTCTTCCTTTATAGATGAGAGTGGTAATATTAATAAGAAATCTCGTATGCTTTCTATTACTAATGATATATTTGTTCCAGTAAGAGAAGGACAAACTGGAACAAAAATTGAAACACTACAAGGTGGTGAAGCATTACATAACATTGATGACATGAAATACTTTAGGGATAAGATTTTAAGAACAATGAATATCCCACCTGCTTATTTAGGTGATGATGCAGATAGAAGTAGAGGAAGTCTTAGTCAGTTAGATATTAAGTTCTCACGTTTTATTGAACGTATTTAATCACAAGTTATTAAAGGGTTAAATAAGTTAGCAGCATTAGAGTTATTCTTTGCTGGATATAAGAAAGAACAACTTAATGATTATGAAATAGAACTTACCCCTCCTTCTAATATTAAAGAGATAACAGAGATAGATTTAATGGGACAAAAGATGAACTTATTAGCTTCTATACAAGGACTTAATATATTTAGCAATCAATGGATGCTTAAGAATATACTTAAGCTATCTGATGCAGAGATTGCTGATATAGAGTTATATAGAAGATTAGAGGCACAGAACGCACCTGCGGGAGAAGATGTTCCTGGTGCAACTGGAATGCCTGGAACTGGTGGCGATGCACCTCTTCCTGATGAAGAAGTTCCTGGAATGCCACCACCAGAAGAAGGTGAAGCTGGAGTGGCTCCACCAGAAGGTGCAGTAGCAGGTGCTCCACCAGCAGGGACATCGCCAGAAGAGTTGGCTGCTAGTACAATGATGACTTTATTAGGTAAAGAGTTTATTTTAGAGAATCAAAAAGATTTCTTCAAAATCATTAGACATATTAATGATAAGAATAATGAGGTGCCGATAGAAAGTGTTGATGAGTGGAGTCAAATAGTTGAAGACATAGTAGATATTTTTGATGATAAAGAGATTGTTCCTAGAACCAATAATATAAGAAGACAATTTATTATAAATGAGTTTGGCGGTATTAAGTTTAATAATGGCGAATCTGCAAGCGTCCAAATATACGAGTCTTATAAAGATAAAAGTGAAGACGAAATTAAGTATAAAATTAAAACAATAGTTTTGGACTAGTAAAGATAAAGAGGAAGTGAAGTGGATAGACATAATCGTTCAATATATACGATAAATTCATTGTTGGAGGAACTTAAAGAGAAGTTCCCTCGCTTCGA